CCGCCGCCAGCCTCATCATGCGCCGCGACCAATGACGATATTTCGTCCCCGTCGCTATCCTCGCCCAACACAAGCCGGGTCATATTGAAAAACAGGTCGTCTACCTTGTCGCCGTCCTTCATCTTATGGACGCCCACCTTGGCCCGCGACGCCTCTGGATCGGGCTTAAACACGCCTAAGATAAAGTCCAAGTTAGCGGTAATGGCGGATGAACCACGAGGACGCTCTGCCGCACTATGGCCTGTATGGTGAATGACGATAACCGTGCAATTAAACGCCGCCCTGATCTCGCTGTTGATCATTCTGAGATACGTCCCAATATCACTAGATGAGTTCTCATCTCCGCTGAATGTCTGGGACAGGGTGTCGATGATCACCACGCTAGGCCGTTGGGGGAACTTGGCAATGGCCGCTTTCAAATGCGCCATTTCATCTTGCGCCGTTAAAAGAAAGGGCGTGATGCAAATATGCAGGTTGTTTGTTTCGATTAGCCCAAACTGATTGCGCCAGGCTTTCAAACGCCTAGATATCCCTGCCCCACCTTCTGCTGCGATATAGGCAACCGGGCCTTGCTTGGTCCTAAGACCTGCCCAATCCATGCCGTGCGCGATATGCAGGGCCATATCAATCGCGATAAAGGATTTGTACGTCCCTGACGCACCAAAGATCATCCCCATGCTATCCTCGGGCACAAGGCCCTTAACTAGCCAGCGAACATTCTTTGTCATCTCCTCTAACTGTTCTTCAGATACGAATACGTCGCCCTGCAACGCTTCCTGACGGGCAGGAGCGTATTTTTCGGCTGATGATACCATGCGCGATAATTCGGAGCCGTAGCGAGATTCCCAGCGGGCAAATTCTTCACCCGTTGATTCGGGTTGAATTGCCAGCATAAGCGAGCGAAGGTTATTCACTACCGCACCAGGTGCCATACCTGCCGCAACCATTGCCGCCGAAAGCTTCATGAGCGGGTCGTGGTAGGATCGTTCTTCTAGGTTTGGATTGATTAGGTTTCTGTACAGGTCAACTGCTGTGCCTGTTGAATTGTTTAGGTTTTGTGTTTTTGTGGGGGCAGTGTTTATGTTTTGGCGGATTTCTTCTAGGTCAAGCCCAAACGTGGCGACCGCATCCGCTAGGTTATATGTGGCGTTTGTTTTGTAATAGATAATTTTGGTTTGGAATGATCCGCTTTCGCGCTGTTTGGTGTTGTAGCCTACGGGCAATCGACCGTAGCGCACTACGTTATTACCGCTAGAGTCGGCATTGATAAGCTTACTAGCGGCCATAACCTGCAAGACCGCATCTAGCAGCGGCCTATTGGCGGTGTCTGGATCGTCGCGATCTAGAAATATCCCAATCTGGTAATTTCCAGGTGAGGTTTCAAAGATATACGATGGCGTTCCAAACAGGTCATCTGGGCTAGCGTCATCTGCTAGCAGAACGGCCATGCGGCAAAAGAAGTCTTTGGACCGCTTTTTCTTGTCCGGTGCCTCCATAACGGAAACGCAAAAGAAATTGTTGTCGCCAATCCGCCGATCAATTAAGGATCGGTGCGCGGGCGTATCCATGTACGGGTTGCCAGACCAGACGGTAGGCTCGCTCTGATTAGGATCAGATGCAAAACTAGTCGTCCAGCCATAGGTGTCCCGCAACCGCCCATAAGCGGCGCTAAGAAACTCTGAGTTAAGCATAATGATCTCAATGTTGGCGGGGGTGGCCGGAAAGATCGTAGAGGTCGATTCTTATGTTATGTTTTAGGGCAAATTTTAACATATCATCCCAATAGCGCTGGGGTATGCGGCCTTCTGTGCCATTGCTTGTTGCTGGGATTAGCCAGCGGCTAACGGCTGATTGTGTGATTCCTAACAGCTCGGCTGTACGAGTAACCCCGCCAAGCCTTACCACGATGTTATAGGCAGGTTCGCACCGCCCTTTGATAGATGCCATGTATATTGCTCCTTTTTTGACGACCTTGGAACCTACACGCATCGAATATGATTTCAAGCGAAATAAAAATAAAAAATCATATTGCCTTAGCCGCATAATCGTGATTATCTGCGTTTGTGAGCAGAGGAAACATGCAAATGACAACAGACGAACAACTAGAGACTTTGACGCTATCTTGGCTTGCCGCCAAGAAAGAAGAAAAGGCGGCTAACGATAAACGCATTGGTATCGAAAAAGATATTCTTGCCATCGTAAGGCCCAACGCAGAAGGCCGTATGAGCCTTAAACTGGGCAGCGGATACAAGCTGACCCTAGATTCCAAGATGATCTACAAGGGCGATTGTGACGCATTGGAGGCTATGTCTGCCGACTGGCCCGCAGAATACCAAGTCGTCCGCATCAAAAAAGACCTTAACGAAACCAAGCTAAAGGAAATCCGCATGTACCGGCCAGAAGTATGGCTGCGTATGTCGGAAGCCATCACCATGAAACCAGCCAAGGTTTCAGTATCAATCGAAAGGATTGAAGAATAATGGCGTTTGATCTTAAAAGCATCAAGCGAAACGCGACAATCGCCGCCCCTCGCATCATGGTTTATGGTGTCGAGGGGATCGGCAAGACGACGTTTGCTTCCGGTGCGCCAGATCCAATTTTCATCCTTACCGAAGATGGCTTAGGATCGCTAGACATTGCCCATTTCCCCTTGGCCGCTAATGCTGAGGACGTTATGGACGCAATCGCTACCCTGTACAGCGAGGAACACGCTTTCCAAACGGTGGTAGTCGATAGCCTGGATTGGCTAGAAGCTATGATCCAGAAGGAAATTGAAGCCAAGTATGACGCCAAAGACCTAGCCTATGGCAAGGGCGCTATCATTGCGGCGCAGAAATGGCGCGATGTTTTGGACGGCCTAAATGCCTTACGTAACGATAAGGGTATGACGGTTATTCTGCTGGCCCATACCGCTATCAAACGTTTTGATAGTCCAGAGGTTGAACCATACGACCGTTACCAACCCAAGCTACAGGAGCGTTCCAGTTCCGTTGTACGCGAATGGGCGGATGCCGTGCTGTTTGCCAACTACAAGACCATCGTTAAGAAGGACGATGTTGGGTTCAACAAGACGAGCAACCGGGGATTTTCCACGGGCGAAAGATTGTTGTTTACGAGCGAGCGTCCAGCCTATATGGCCAAGAACCGCTACAGCCTGCCAGAGACCATACCAATGATCTGGTCGGAATTTTCAAACTCCATCAAAAAGGGAAACTAAATCATGGCTAAGGTCCATTTTGACATTTCTACCTATGAAGCACCCAAGAGCGATTACGATCCATTGCCCAAGGGTGAGTACATGGCAATTGTCACAGAAAGCCAGATGAAAATCACCAAGGCAGGTACGGGCGAATATCTTGCGCTTTCCATGCAGATTATTGAAGGCAAACATTCTGGCCGCAAGATTTGGGAAAACCTTAATCTGCATAACCCTAATGAGGTTGCCGAAACTATTGCCCGTGCAAACCTCAAAGCCATTTCGGAGGCTTGCGGTTTTGCTGAACTCGATGACACAGATCAGCTTAACGATATTCCGTTTATTCTGGTTCTGGACATTGACCGCAAGGATTCCACCAGGAACCGCGTGATGGGCTACAAGCGCGCAGGGTCTGGGTCCGCACCATCTGCATCGTCAACCGCTCCAGCGGCTTCCGCTAAGCCTTGGGAGCGCAAGTAAATGAGCAAGCCCGATCAGGTGACGACCGCTAGCCAAATTTTTGGTTGGTATGAGGCCAAGGCCGAAGACTTCCGGGAACACCTTGGTGCGTCCTTGATCGGGCACAACTGCAACCGATACCTATGGCTCAATTTCCGCTGGGCCGTTAAACCGAAATTTGAGGGGCGTATCTTGCGCCTCTTTAATACCGGGCATCGAGAGGAAGCCCGAATCCATGAGGAATTGCGCGGGATTGGCGTTGAGCTTCATGTGGAAGAAAACGGTAAACAGATAACTTGCAGAAATGACTCTGGTCATTTTGGCGGGTCTGTCGATGGCGTAGGAAAAGGTTTTGTCGAAAATCCTAACGTCTGGGCCGTCCTCGAGTGCAAAACCATGAAAGACAAGGCGTTCACCAAGCTATCAGCCTGGTGCGTCGAGACTGAAAAGCCACAACATTTTGCTAAGATGCAGGTCTATATGGGTCTGCTAAAGCTTGACGCGGCCATGTATATCGCGATCAACAAAAATACCGACGCAATCTACACGGAGTGGATCACCGCAGATAATGCGGTGTTTAAGCAATATAATCACCGCGCCAACACAATTGTTGAGGCTAAGACTGCACCACTAAAACTAAGCGATGATCCTACATATTGGGAATGTAAGTTCTGCGATATGTATCGGCTTTGCCACCATGCAGAGCCAGCGCAAATCAATTGCCGTACCTGCGCCCATTCAACGCCCGTTGCCGACGGCAAATGGCGCTGCGAATTGGCCGATACGTTTTTGACGAGCGCGGATCAGCGCAAGGGTTGCGACCAGCATCTATTGATTCCAGACTTTGTACATGGCGCGGAACCGATAGACGCTGGCGTCAACTTCATTGAGTACAAGGACAAAGAAACTGGCGAGATTTTCACCCACGGCAAGAAAGTAGCATTGCCACGGGATAGCCTCGCCAAGCGCCAGGCCGAAGGCCGCAAGCGCGGCTCCAACAATGGAGTGCCTTTTAACGATGAGGTGCCATTTTGAAACTGTATGCAAAGTTTGACAATAATCCGTTTGTTGAAGAAGAACTCAAAATCAAACTTATGACTGATGATTTTGATCTGATTCAAACGAGGTTTACCAATCAACTTAACGAAAAAATAGAAGAACTAAAATACGCCAAAAAAACTAACAACGACTTGCGTAATGAGATTGCAAAACTCAAGCAGGAAGTTTTTGACGTAAGAACCGAACTTAGGGTTCTTTTGAAATTCCTTGAAGAAAACAAATGTAACCACTTAGGAGAAAACACATGGCTCAATCACTGAATCCTACCTTTAAGAAACTGACCGCTATCGACATTGTAAATGTGTCCGATCTTTTTAAGCAGCATCTTACCGTTACAGGGGATGGCGCTGTTTATGCAGACGGTTGGGACGATGACCGCGTAGCTAAAGAGGCAATTCCCAATTACACCGGGAACGCCCGTGCAGCCGTGGGAAAGTACCGCATTACGCTTGGTTATGGCTTGCTTGCCACCACCAGCAAAAAAACCGTTTCTTCTGAATATGAGGAACTTAATGGCATGATTCATCTTCTTCATACCAAATCAAAAGAGCGTTTTGAAGAAATAGAAGATCGGGTTTTGTATTTGGAACATCTTTTTATGGTTAAAGGCGCTGCATGACACCCATCATAGGCATTGATCCAGGTCTTTCTGGGGCCTTGGCTCTATTGACCGACGATGGATTGGAAATCTTTGATATGCCCACCTTGCAGGATGGCACCAAGCGGCGTGTAGACCATGCTCAGCTTGCGGTTATCTTGGACGTATGGGCTAAGCATCAAGGCATCAGGTGCATCATAGAAAAGGTTGCATCTATGCCGGGGAACGGCCATGCCGGGGCGTTTACATTTGGACGCGCTGCCGGGGTGGTTATTGGGGCCGTTGCGGCGAACTTTATTCCGATTGTGGAGGTCACGCCACAGGTCTGGAAAAGAGTTACCAAGACGCCAACTGATAAGGATGGGGCGCGGCTAAGAGCATCTGAACTTATGCCGCGCCAGTCTCACCAATGGCCACTTAAAAAGCATGATGGTAGGGCAGAAGCCGCCATTATCGCTTATTATGGGACGCTTGTTTAAGCATCATTTTGGCTCGTCTTGATACCTCGTCAACGCGCCGTTCCCAGCCCTTGCCGAATGTTCTCCATGTCGGCAAGGCGCTGAGGAAATTCAGACGCGCCTCGCAGTATTTTTCAATCAGGGTTTCCTGATCTTTTTTTAAAATAGCAGCAAGGGTTTTAGGTCCAATTGCCCCGTCCGTGACAATACCGAGGCAAGATTGAAGTACCTTAACCGCCCGCATAGGCCCCGAATTAACTGCAAAGTCGAATATCGCATAGTCAACTCCCTCAGGCAAAGCATCGCCAATTACCTTATCCCAGTAATTGTCTTTATAGAAGGGCGTGACGGCCTTGGGTGTCAAGGCTCGCATATCTGCCTCATGGCACGTCTCGCCCGTGTACGCCTCCCACGCGGCCTTGGTGACGCCTAAGCAGGTCATACCGCCCGGATCAATCGGATGGTTTACAAAACCGCCCTCAGACTTGAGCAAAAGCCGCAGGGATTCGTCAAAGTTACCGATCATTTTGAAGCTACACCTTTTAGTTTTTCATATGTACGCAGACCGCCCATACCCAACATGCCAAACATCAATTCCCAGAGGCTGCTATCGAGCGAGGGTGGCGTAGGAAGCGGATAATTGGCAATGCCCGCTATCCAGACCGCTATGGGAGATAGGGTATATTGGTACATTAGGGCAATAGCGCAAACCCAACCAATAGCAGGACGCCAACCGGAAACAAATACGCTTGAATTGGACGCTTCAGCCGCATTGACGGTGTTTTGTTGTGCATCCCAAGCCAATAGGGATTCACGCAATGCGGCCTCTGCCTTAATTTTTTCAGCCGGATCGGGAACGAATTTATCTACAATCTTTAAGCCAGCGGCAATTGCATCGCTAACGCCAAACGCCATTTTATTCTCCCGACGCATCTATAACCGACTGGCCCCTAAAGTAGGCCACGTTGTCAATGACTTCTACCAGCTCAGGCGGCAATAGCATACCGTTCCTGAATGTCAGGACCGCAAAGCCTGAGCAATGTGGGCTTGGGTTATTCTCGGCATAATCAAATTGCGGGCCATGCGGATCCGATAGGGTGCCTGTATCAACACCGTACCTACGCCCGTTATAATCGCCCCAAGGCGTTACGATCAGCCTGTGAAGGTGTCCGGTTACGATTGATCGGCCCGATTTCATGGCGTTGTTATACGCAGCATGAGCGCCATTATGGTAACGGTGCTTGATCATCGTATGGTCATTGACGTTAAGGGACCATGCAAAATTCCATGCATGGAAGCGCTCGTCTAGCCTTTGAACGACCCCCTCAAAGCCAGGAACAGACATACAAAGAGTACGGTCAAGCCGCATGTCGTGATTGCCAACATTCCAAAATAAATCCGCCTTTGTCTTGGACGCCATAACGATTTCGTGCAATCGCTCATCGCAAATTTCAAGTTCTTCTTTTACGGAAGGCAACTTGGACCAGCCAAGCGGGGGATGGCGGCTAACGCCTGCGCCATCAAATATGTCGCCATTGGCGATAACAACTTTGGGATTAAGTTCTTTGATCAATTCCACCAAGGCCATGTTGGCTACGGTCTGGTTATGATCGGGCCAGAAATGAGCATCTGAAAAGATGATCATAATTCCGTTTTCAATATTGTAGTCGTTCTGTCTAGGGTAGGCGCGGCCAATGTCTGTTCGCCATGTTTTGTTTTGGCCTTTTGTAGCTTCGTTTGGCGTTGTGGTTAAAACTATTCCTTTGTTGGCCATTTTAGCCCTTCGCCTGTAAATGCTGCGGATATCCATATCTAGGATACCGCTTAAGGCTATTGGGCTTCCGCCGCTTTGTTGCCAAGCGGCGATAAACTCATCATCCGTATAAGACACATAGGTTCCTTACTTTGGTTATTTCAGGTTCACTAGCTTGTAATGGGTTGAGGAATAATGTTGCATTAGTTCGTCAATCAGGTTTTCAATCATCGTATTGTTCTTGGCAATCTTGCTGCGATTGGTAGCAATCCAAGCCAGTTCATCCCTGATCTTGCTGGCTATATCATCCTTTGGCATCATAAGGATACGAACCTCTCCAATCAGGCCAAACCAGCCTTGATACGCTTCTACGATGGCGTCAATCCTATCAATCAAACCATCATAGAACGAGCAAAGGGCGCTATGTTCGCTGAAAGACTTTGTAGCCCAATGCGCCGTATGGGCTGCATTACGCATAGCGAAAACGTGTGACACTAGTTCTTCAATCATTTCAAACGCCCCTATTGCGCACCGAATAGTTTAAGTTTAATTGCGCCAAGCAAAATGCTTGCGGCAACCGCGATACTGGCCAACCATTTCATAAAAGACACAACGCCGTTGGCTGTTTTCCATGCCTGTACCAAGCCTTCAATATCATTAGATTGCTTGGTGACAGCCTTGGTCAAGGCTTCCACATCCGCTTGAAGCAAAGCAATCTGAGTTTCGACTGATTGATCGGACACTTTAAGGCTGCCTTTCAGCGGTCAGCGTAATTGACGCAGTTGTCAAAACTGTTGTGGTACCAATTAGCCTAATATCAACA